AATATTTTTTGATTAAATGTTTATAAACAAGTTATAATTATATAATATATGCGAAAAACTTCTAATCCTAATCTGACGAAACTTCATAGTATTCCGTACGGTAGGATTAAAAGTCTCCCCGCATTTGGTGTTGGAATACCAATTGATGAATTATCTGAAAAAGATAAAGCACGAACCATATATCTTTTAAATACATCATTGGTCAAAAAACAGGAAGACTTTGATAAAATAATGCAAGAATATGTAAAATTAGCACTTGCATATGAAAATATTCAAAAACATATTATGAAGAATCCTCAAAAATATGACAGTGAACTTATTGTTTTGATTGACGTTTGATATCATAAGTTGGATTTGATTTTTTCTTAAATGGAATTGGTTTTCCCGGAACTCCGATATAATATCTACCTTTTCTATCACGTTTTCCATAATATCTATTTATAGCAGTATCCCAATCCATTTTGAATTCATTAATAACAAGATTGTTATCATCTATTATGTATACAATTCCTTCCATAACGTTTTTATTGTACAGTGTAAATATAAGTGTATTGAAAATTTCATCAATAAAAGGCATAGGAAGTGTTCTTGAAAAGAAACTTGCTGATATTGGTATTGTAGATGTTGCACAATTATTATCACATCCTCCCGCAGAAATTGCATCAAAGACTACTATGGATAATGATTCTGCCATAGCGTTATTTAGAAAGGCTAGGGAACATCTTGAAAAGGAAGGCAAAATATCTAAAAAACTTGTTAAAGCCAGTGAATTACCTGATGAAGAAGATGTGGCAAAAATTACCACAGGAACATTTTGTCTTGATAAATTGTTAAGTGGTGGGCTTTATACTCATGGTGTAACGGAGGTTTATGGTGAATATGGATGTGGTAAAACACAATTTTGTAACTTAATTACAGTAAGAAATCAGTTACCAGTTTCAGAGGGAGGTTTATCTACTGATGAACAAAGGTCTAAATCAATATGGATTGATTCGGAAGAAACATTTTCAAAAAATAGAATAGCAAAGATTGCAATTGCAAATGGATTAGATCCTGATGAGGTTCTTGATAATATTATCGTTGCAAAAGCATATAATAGTTCAGATCAACAGATGATTTTGGAAGAGGTTGAACGTGTATTATTGGAAGACAAATCAATAAAATTAATTGTTATTGATAGCGTAATGGGTCTTTTCAGAGAAAATTTTAGTGGTCGTGGTGAACTATCCGAAAGACAAAAATATCTTAGTAAGTTTCTAGCATTATCTGCCAGCATTGCCAAAAATAATGGTATTGCTACAATATGGACTAATCAGGTTATGATAAATCCGGGGATTTTTTATGGAGATCCTGTAAATCCAGTAGGAGGAACAGTTCTTGCACACAAGAGTACATATAGGGTATATTTTAAGAAATCAGGTAAGAAACGCATAGGAGTCATGGTTGATTCTCCTAGAAGTGCTCAAATTGAGGTAATGTTTGCATTGCATGAAAGAGGTATTGTAGACCCTGAAGTATTGGAGGAAGAGGAAAAAGAGGTTAAAAAATTGGAAGCAAAAACTAAACGTGAACAGAAAAAAATAGAGGATTCTGAAGATGAATAAGTTTATATTATAGTTATATTAATCTATTATATGATGATTGAAGTAGCAACATGTCCAGATTGTGATATAGATTTGGTTGAATCAGATTACGCTGATGGTATATTAGTATGTCCACAATGTGAAGATGAATTTACGCCATAACTCTTATATAATATAAAGTTTTTTTCATAATTATGGGAATTTTTAATAATTTACAAAAAACTATTTCTAATATAAATCCTTCGAATTTTAAGTTTGTAGATAAAAAAGAGTGGAGCAATGTAACTGCAAACTACCAAGGCATATTAAAATCTTGGGATCCAAACATGATAGATACTAATTCTAGGGCAAGTCTTCCTCAACCTTATGTAGATACTCCAAGTGGAAGTAAAATCCCATTGTGGAGATTACAACCACAAAGAATGTATGATATGGCTACAGATGTTGGTGATCTTCGTGCTATTTTTGAGACTATACAGCGTGAAATGTTTAGAAATGGGGTAAAAGTACAACCAAAATACAAATATAAATGTATGGAGTGTTTGAAGACTTTTGCTTCAAAACCATTGAATGGATATGTTCCTTTGGGTCAATTGGGAAGAACTCAGGCAAAGGAAGACAAACTTATATGTGATGAATGTGGTAATGATGATTCCAAAAGATTTAGAAAACCTGATCCAAAAGGCAGGGTTATACTTCAAACTTTCATGGATGATCCTGTAAACAATAACGGTCAGATGTTAAAGACACTTGCAAGACAATATGAACGTGACCTTGATGTTGTAGATTATGCTATTGTATCTGTATCTAGAAATTATGTTTTTAAACCTGTTAATGATGTAACCGGAGCAACTATTGAAGTTGATATGGAAAATTCTGATTTTATGGAAGCTGTTAGAGTGCATCCAATGGAGGCTACTTTTATAGCAAATGATGAGGCTATTCTTGGACTTGGTAGTGATAATGAACCAAGATGGATTTGTCCTAACTATACTCATAGGGATAAATTCTTACAAAATCCATATTGTGATAAATGTGGTGCAAAGGCATTTACTGCTATAATGGAGATAAATGCCGTTCCTTATGGTTTGCCAATTGCAAATCCAAACAAGATGTATTATGCAAAACATGAGTTAATTTGGACTCCGGGAAAATATATGCCGGATCTTTTGTATGGTAATTCTCCATTAAATGCAGTATGGAAGAAGGTAATGTCATTGCATCATCAGGATGAATATTTATGGAAATACTTCGATAAGGACAGACCTCCAAAATCTATACTTGCAATTGGTTCAAGAAATTATGAGACTGTACAGTCATTTTATGACAGACAGAGACAGGGTGCAAGAGCAGATCCATATATGCCTAGACCTATACTTTTAAACACTGATAATGTAAATGCCTCACTCCAATTTATTGATCTTACTCCAAACTTTAAGGAATTGGAACTTTCAAGTGTACGTGTAGAATTGAGACAGATTATCTCTTCAATTTATGGTGTTCAGCCTGTTTTCTATGGTGAACAGACAAAGGCTGGATTGGGTAACGAATCGCTTCAGGTTACAATTACAAATAGAACAATTAAATTTTACCAGAAATTCCTGAATGAAAATTTCTTCCAAAAATTCAGTAAGATGCTTGGTGTGGATGATTGGGAGTTTGTATTGATAGATTCTGAGGAAATTGACAAGTTGCGTGAAGAACAGATAAGAAATCAGGAAATTCAAAATGCTACACTCATGTATCAAATGGGCTTTGATGTCTATACTGATGGCAACAAGGAATTTGTATTTTCACAATTCCCCAATCCTGAACGTCAGGAACTAATGCTTAAAAGTGGAAAACAGTCTGTTGAGGATGGAAAGCCAGCAGGTGACAAGAAGACAAACTTTGATGGTGAACCCCAAATGACAAAACCACAGGATACTCCCGGTGCAGGTGGAAAGTCAGCAGGTGCAGGTAGTGGATTAGGTAAGGCTTTTGGTGATGTACGAGAAACGGCAATAGAGATCTTTAAGAAGGGTATGACCAATGAATGGACATGGAGTCATATGGCTAAGGAATTGTCGAAAAGTACGAGTATCGAACAAACGGAAGCTTTAAAAATCATAAAATTCTTAGTACAAGATAACATTGGATAAATATTTATTGTCTGAAAAACATTATGAAGTAATGAATGCTGTAAATCCAATAGGTTATACAGTTAATTTAGGTCATATAAGTGGTGGTATGAGTGGTTTTTGGGAACCAACTTTGGAAAATGCATTAGATACAATATTAAGATATATAAGATGGGAAACAACATTTATTAAACTTGAACAAACAAGATATAAGGATAGGATGAAGTTTATTGAGAATTAAAAGAAATTGGTTACAAAAACAACAATTTTGTGAATGTGAAAATAATCAATTAATTTGGTATTCTATATATTCTGCAATTTGTAATAAATGTGGGGGATTATTTAATGATTAATCCAGAAGATAGAAAATATTTATGTTTAGAATGTGGATATATATCTTTAGATGAAGAAGATGCATTAGAACATCAAGTTTATTGTGATAATCCTATGGAGTTAATACATGAGCAATAGACCGGGTTGGGTTCCTGAATGGGGTGAGAAGGGTCATGCTATAGCCAAGGAAGGCTATGAAGAACAGGAAAGAAAGCGTAGAAATAGTGACCATGCTAAAAAACTTCGTAGAATGTCACAGTCTGATGAACAGCGTTCTATAAACAAACATAATGAAGGATTTTGTTATGGGTGTGCAAGAAGAGATTACATATTATCATCACTCTATTATTGTTGTGAAAAATGCATGCATCAACGTGGTTTGGAAGGATTGTTGGCAATTGTCAAGCATAAGATGTCTGAGGATTTGTGTGATTTTTGTGGAAGAATGAGTCGTGCGGGGGAATTATTTCAAATAAATTGTTCATTATGTAATAGATGTAGGGATAAGATGATTGCATGGCATTTACGTTGGAAAGAAGAGGGTGGGAGGGATGCACATAATCCATTACTTAAGAAACAGAAGAGAAAATGGGGAAAAGATTATAAAATATTATCACAATCAAATGCTAGAAAATTAAACATTTAATCATATAATATTTTATTTTTATATTCTGAATTAAGTTCTATATCATGTCCAACCTCATTACATTTTGGACACCAATGATCATCAGAACAATGATTTTCTATAGGATGTTTACATGTATTACATTTTCCCATATCTTTACCATACATACCCATTTTATCACATATATGCATCTGAAGCATTTAGTTTAGCAGGTTTGCCATTTTTATCATATAATCCCGGATAAAAATTTAATATTATATGTATGCTTTGTGTACGGTGATCATGGAACCATTCTCCTAAACATTTCATTTTTTTATCAGGAATCTTGTTTCCATAATACTTACCCTTTACATTTTTGGTAAATATTGGCTTATTCCAGAAAAATGCTCCCGGTTTTTTAATTTCAATTCTTTTGGTTTTTGGGTTATAAACTATATTTTTAGTATCAATAATCCAAGGTTCTTTCTCAAACTGCATTTTATTAAATTTATGCATTTGTTTGTGAAGATGTACATAAGGTCTGTTAATATTTGTATTAAATGCTATATTATCCATATCTGTTTCAAACCAAAATGCACCTTGAATTGTTATTGCTATTCTCTTGATTTTTAAACGAGTTAATTCATCATGTTCAAATGCGGGATTCTTTTTTAGATAGGTATCCATATTATCATAAACATAAAAGTCCATGACTATTCATAGTGTAACCTTTATATAAAGGTATATTTTATTATAGTTAATGTCTATTGAAACTCCAGATATATTTAGACAAAGAATGCAACTTGCATTTGTATTAATATTGGTAACTCTTACAATTGCATTACCTATATGGTATGTATTTAAAATTGGTATAAGTGCAGATGATGAGTTTGTAAAAACTGTCTTAATAGGTTCATGGACACTTGCTATAGCAGGTGCGGGAATGGCATATTCTCAAATTGGTCTAGGAAGGAAAGTATCCTAACCACTCACAATTTTTATATACTATTAATAAAACTTTATTAATGATGGAAACATTTTCCAATTTTATTACAAAAGGGTTTTCCGCAGAAGAAAGGGATGGAAGACGTATTGTTAAAGGTCATATTACAGTTGAGGTTGTAGATAGACAAAATGAGTTTATTGCAGTTGATGAAGTTTTATCCATTATGAAGGCATATATGGAGAATCCACATATATCTGATTGGCATTCAAATAGAATGGTAGGAGATTGTATACATTATGAAAAATCTGAAATTGATGGTCATCCATCAGTTTATGCAGAAGTTGAAATTAGAAAATCTGACACATTTAAATTATATGATGAAGTTTGGAATAAAATCTTAAAGGGAGAATATAAGGGATTTTCATTGGGTGGTGCAAGCAAATATCGGGAAAATATGATTAAAGATGGTAAATTAGTAACTAGTCTAAAAGGATTGGAACTTTATGAAATTGCAGTATGTCCTCAACCAATTAATCCATTGTCAATGTTTTCAGATATTAATAAATTTGCAAAAGCAGGTATGGAAGTTCAAAGTAATGGTGGAAGAGAAAGAATACAATGCACAAATGTATTATGTGAAATTGGTAAGGCTGAAGAAGAGGAAGATCAATTATTCAAGGCAAAACTTGAAAAATATGTGAAATCTATAATTATAGAAGAATTCGGGAAGATTCAAACTGAAATGAAGAAAGCACAAAAATTAAAAGAATTAGATGAGTTAGTAAAATCTGCACAAAAAATAAATCAATAAGTTTATATTATACACATAATCTTTATATACTGTCATTTATAAATCTTTTTAATAACTATGACAACTGAAGAAATCAAAAAAGATGATTCTACAAGTGTTCTAAGTCCAGAAGTTGAAGCTTTGCTTAAGGCAACAGCTGCAAATACAGAGAGTATTGCAAATTTGACCAAGGGTCAAGAAGCAATTTTGGAAGCTTTGAAGAAAACAGATGCTAATCCTGTCGATCATGGTGCAGA